TCAGAGAAACCAAACTCATCATCTGGCATCGCATCAATTGGATTCGGTCTGGTCATAATATCAGTTACTTTGATTGAGTTGGATGATAGAGAAGCAACATTGAATACAGCATTACTATAATCACCTGTTAATCTATTACCAACAGATATAGTTTTGTTCAATCCAGTAGCAACCAAAACTCCTGTTGAGGTATTGCTGAAGTATTCTACCGTTCCAAATATACCATTTGCTTTATCACGAATGGTTTCACCTTGTGCAAACACACCATGACCATTGGCATAATCAACTTTAACTTTTTGAATCTGTTTATTGTTGTTATCAATATACAAGTTGGTGTTTGCCGAACGAATAATCTTACCTGATTTAACTGGTGGCCAAATATACCCCTTGACTGTAAAATCTAAATCCCACAGTATCAAACGAGTGGTCATCATGTCACCCTCATAATCCACAGTGGAATTTACCGAGTTTAGTATGATAGGAACATCATACTTCTGATCCATTGTTGGATTGAAGTTGACAGTAACAGTGAAGTCGGGAGTGAAGAAAGGTAGTATCTGTTCTAGTATTTGTGTTCCATCTTCGGTATTACGAACATAGATGGACAACGAAAACTCAAAGTTGTAAGGAACAGGAGCATACTGCGTGTTTACTTTTGTGGATGATTGTCCAGAAAAATTTTGCAGAGTAGTTACTTGTTTACGTGTTGGGTCATACGACATACTTTCCATATTGAAAGATATACGTGGAACAACCGTAGCAATAGATTTAGTGAGTGTTGGGTCAGAGACAAGTCGTGTTAAATACTTTTCTTTTGCACCATAGGACAGAGGAACTTTCCATCGTTCAAGTTCTATACCTGATTGTGTATGGCGAACACATTGAATGTCATTAAACATAGTGCCAAACGCAACAACAATTCTTCGTATGGTTCTATTATAAAAAGGAGCATTACCTAACATTATACTTCTCCAAACGGATTTTGTTCCGTAAAGTCAATAATAGAATCGGAAGCTGATTCTAGTCTATCGTTATCAGCAATATCTTCAAATACTACATTCATTGATGGTGAATCATACACATGAATAGTCCATTCGGCATTGCTTGTAGCACCTTTGACATTACCAGAAACAAATTGACCTTGAACAAAGTATATGTCTACCGAAGCATTCGCAAACATTTCACTTACATATGCCGAAGCAGTTGAGTATTCTGTATTTGCACCTTGATATAGAACCTCATCTTGAGTAAATCTACCAGAACCATTGGTCAATGAAATGCGAACACGTGGATAGTTGCCACGAATCTGGTCATCAATTTCTTTGTTGCCAGTGTTGACATATTCGTTTGAGAACACAAACTGTTTTAGTTTCAGTGCATATACGTAGACATTACCACCACGACCACGACCCAATGTATAGAACATTGCTTGGTCATTTTCATGTTCAATAAACGTAATCTCAAAGAAGTTTAATAGCAAAGGAACATAAATCAAGTCACCTTCACGTGGTCTTTCGTATCCCATGTTGGTGTATCTAAATCGAGCACGTGATACTAAGAGAGTCATTTCATCTCGAATTTCCAAACCAAACTTAGACATGAAATCACCCTCACCCTCCATGCCAGTAACATTTTCCAGATACATTTCAATGGGATATGCAGCACGATATTCTTTGGTTGCATCCTCACCGTAGAGATAGTCTACTTGGTCACGTGATGTGCGAGGTAGATAGTAAACATCCATGCCATAGATTTTGAGAGCTTCAATAACCAAATCCTCAACGAGCAATTGCTCAGAGGTTATCTGATTTGCAGGATAATTATTGAAGTAGAAATTGGTTGCCACGGTTTACCCCGTGAAGATTTCAGATGGCAGTGAATTGAAGTTGTAGATTTCGTTTTCTATTTTTTCAATTTCATCATGTGCTTCTTGCATAATCCTCGGACCGTCAAGAGTCACACCACCTGGCAATTGAATGCCAGCAAACTTACTGAGATTGCTTCCCCACTGATATTTAATTTTAGCAGTGGCATATGCTTTTAGATAACGGTCATTCCATACATCGGCAAGACCTTCTTTGGATGCTTTAACTCCAGCACAGTTTGCAGTCACTGGACTACGAAACTCTAGCGTTGTTGGTGACGTTATTACTGCAACTTGTTTGCTTTCACCATTGACAGTAATGAAATCATTCTCCAACAATTCTTGATCGAAGATTGTTCCTGTTCCTGTAACTGTGTTTGCTGTGGTATTAGAACTCACAGTTCCAGTTAGTATCATTGTTTCTGGTTCCATCTTACGATAGCACTCAGCAATAACATAATTGCCAGGAATTAAATCACGTGACCAATCAATGTCTAGGAAGACTTTGTTTTGTAATCTATTGAATCGGAACTGTGGTGTTCCAGAGAACAGAAGATTTAGTGTGCGAAGATGTTGCATTGTAATCTCATACGACACATACGATACCGATGTGAAGTCGTAGAGGTCATGTAGACGCAACTGATAACGCAAATCAAACATGTTGATTGATGCGCCAGATTGGTCAAAGGGAATAATACCTGTAACAAAGGTAACTGCATCAGGAACATAAATCCAACGACGATTAATGTCTTCTGCTGTTATCATGTGCTTCATAAAGATTTTCTCAACACCATCCCAATGATAGTCGTTGAAGAAACTTAGCGCATCATCAATGCGGTCATCTACTTGGTCATCATCAACATTGATTTCGATAACTGGCCAACCTAAGCGCCTTAGGCAGTATTCTTTAAACTGCTTTCGTGTTTGAGGTTTGGCCATGTGTTCATATTACCATGAAATAATAACGATACCCGAACCACCATTACCACCAGTAGCATTTTGACCTGGTGCATCACGACCACCACCACATCCACCACCAGTATTTGGTGAAGCGTCAGTAGCTCCTGGATTTCCATTAACACCGTCCGTTGCACCACCTTTTTGTGAAGGAGTAGATGTTCCACCACCTAGATTACTAGAAGGTCCTTGTTGGTTACCACCACCACCGCCACCAGCATAGTATACTGTACCACCAGAAATGGCACTAGAAATTGCTAGTCCACCATTGCCGTTACCGTTAGGAGTTCCGATTTGTCCAGCACCGCCTCCACCACCTCCACCGCCACCACCCCAATCACCATCATTAGAGCCTCTACCACCATTATTACCTTGACCTGGAGTTGATTGTCCTCCTTCATGTGGAGCACCGTTTGTACCAGCACCACCACCACCCGAACCACCAGAATTACCCATAGTAGATTGTTGATATGGGAATGGCATACCCTGATTGAAGTTATCTTGATATTGACCACCACCACCGCCACCAATTGCTGTTAATGTTGTAGATGTAGGAGCATTAAAAGTAACGACTGAACTTTGACCATTACCTGCGGGTTGATTATTTGTTTGCCCCTCACTACCACCGCCACCAATTACCACTGAAATATTTTGTCCACCATTATTAATAGGATACGATGAACCAATTAATGCGCCACCCGCACCACCACCGCCAGCATGTCGTGAACCAGAACCAGCACCGCCAGCAATAATCAAATAACTAATTGAACTTACGCCTGCGGGAATAGAATAACTTGGATTTGAACCATTAAAGGTAGCAGAACCAGGACCAGGATAAGGAGGTCCAGATGGTCCTGCTCTCCTTTTGAAAGACATTGCTGCTTTGGGGATAGAGCCACCAGTAAAAGTAGAAAAAATTGGCATTACATTTTCCTTTTATTTTTTAGAAAACCACCACAGCGTAATGCTGTGATGGTATAGTTTCACAATTAATTATGCAGAAGTACCGTTTGCAAATACTGTATTGGATGCTAAGATGATATATGAGTTTGCACCACGCTTCAAAACGGAGAAGTTGTACACATCAATACCATTAGCAGTTCCACCACCCAACGGATTTACGTTTCCTGCCCAACGAACATTTGCGGTTTGCAGGACGCCATCAACATACACGTTAGCACGATATGCTGTAGCACCTTGCGGGAGAAGAACACCAACAGAAATCATCTGACCAGTAACCATGAAAGCATCAAGGCTTCCACCTGGTTGGTCATTTGCACGTAAGTCTAAAGTTACGTTTGCGGTTGGAGGAGTTGCAAAATAATATGTAGTGTTATTTGCTAGAGCAAGAATAACATTACCAAAAACAGCAGTTGAGTAAATGTTTGCTGTTTCAGTTACAGTCTGAATATTCAGATTGCTACGAACTGTCAAAGGAGCATTCATAGTCAATCTTGCATTGACACCAGCATAATTTACTGCACCAGAAATTGTGCCACCATTGTTGGCATCTAACGAATTGTTAGCACGAATAAATGCGTAGATAGCAGTAGTATTTGCATATAACGTGTCAGCATTTTGGAATAAATTAACTCCTTCATTATATGTAATGTAAGTGTTAGCATTAGCAAATGCTGCATTAGCATGAAAGAATGCGGCAGTGATAGAGTTATTCTGTGTTAAATCAACACCAACATTGTTATTTGACTGTAAGAATACAGCACCAATAGAGTTATTCTGTGTTAGATTAATTCCGTCATTTATAAGAGCATACGTATTCGATGATAAAAATGCAGCATTAGCATGAACAAATGCAGAAGCAACACTATTGTTTTGTGTTACGTCAATTGCTAATGAACTGTTAGCAGCAGTAAATGCAGCGTTTGCGGTATTGAATGCAGCAGTTACGGATGGACTAGAAGCAGCAGCAGAACTAATATAAGTATTTGCCGCCGAACTAAAGTTGTTTGCGCCAATAGAATTTACACCTAGTTTTGATCCAGTAACCTCACCATCGGTAATTCTATTGCTTCCTATTCTTTGTGTGGCCATTTTCGTTTTCCTTTTTTTATTATAGGTTTTGTTCTATATTTAGCAAATTAAATAAATTATTATTAACAACCTTTATTTATAATAATCATCTCCTAGAAACTCTAGGATAAGCCTGACCGTCTTTAGGCCGTGTTCCATAATTTTTTTTCGGATACACCTCATCAGTTCGTATCAATTGATATATTGCATTTCCTTTTATGGTTCCCAATCCAGTACACGCATCCCAACCAGTATTAGCTCTATAGGCAGGAAGTGCCGTATTTGCTGCATAGAACCCAATGTTACCTGTTGTTATATCATTGAAGCAATGTGGGTTGGAATAAAACAATTGATGGCAATAACCCATTCTCTTACCAGAAAGTTGATTGAGTATTGCAATAAATCCAGCCATCATTGGTGCAGTAGCACTTGTCCCACCGACTTGAACAAAAGTATTATTCGGTCCGTAGTTAAATCTATATCCAGTGGAGGAATCAGCATTGCCAGCAATGTCTGGCACTCCCCTAACAGTTAGTGGGGCAGAATTCAATACTGGAAAATAACTTACGGTTAAATTGTTTTGATAACTTGGTATACTATACAGAGCACTTCGACCACCACCAGTTGCCGAACCATCGTGATTCCAAGTAGTTTCTAATTTTATTTTACCGTTTGCGTGTAACAGCAAACTTGTTCCTCCTGCTGAAATAACATATGGACTTGATTGAGGATGCATAACAGTGTCAGGATATGCACCACCATACGGACCACCCTGTGCGCCCCAATCTCCAGCAGCAGCAATTACAGTGATACCTTTTACTGCACATGATGCAAATCGTTCATCTACCGCTGCACGAACACCGTTATCTGTGTAGAAAAGAATCATTGCCAATTCGATGATTCCCCAACTAATCGAAATAACATCGGGATTGTTTTCAGTATCTGCGAGTACATAATCAAACAAGTCAATATAATATGCTACATTATTCGGTACCATATAATTAACTATATTGGCTTTTGGTGCAATACCACCAGTTAGAAATATATCCAACATAACTTCAGTGGCAGCAGGATCATTTATATCGTTCGTTTGTCCAAGTAGTAAAACATCTTTAACATTAGGACTTGCCAATCCAATTCTTGTAAAACTAGTATCTATATTTTGTTGTGTCCAACCACCATCAAAGGATACAATACCTATGGTTCTCCCATGACCATTAAACGCATAACCTCGTTGTGACTGAGGAAAATTATATGCAGTAGAAACTTGTTGAGGAGTTAGAAATACTGAACCTGTAATGGCAGCAGCAGGAACTATGTTAGCATCTACTTCTGCGGGATTAAGAACTGGTCCAAAAGTTCTAAACAATTTATCTTTTAAGTAATTATCTAATCCAACTACTGATACAAGAGCATCATTCAGTTCTGTTGGAACGGTTATATTATCAGAGAAACTTCTATATGTTTCTTTATCATTAGTATAATTGTTTAATTGTATATTAAATGCTTGATTGAATAATCCCACAGTTCCAGACAATTGAACTTTGGCAGCATCAATATAACGACCAAGTATTGTTAGGTTATAGTGTTCGGCAAACTGAACAACTAAATCCAAATCAGAATCAGCCGCACCAAATTTTTTGGTATACTCTTCATTAGATAGAGTAGGTAAACCAAAATCTATAACAGCATTAGCATAATCAGTAATTGATTCAGGTCTTCTTACATGTATGTTTACGTAGATAACTTCATCAACATTTGTTGAAACAATTGATTGAATATTATCTGTTATCGGTCCAGAACTATTTGGTCTAACAATAGTTGATGTGAAATCCATATTACACCTCTAAAGGTAAATACGTTACAGTTACAGTTACTGTATTAGTTACTCCACTATTATTGTAAACTTTTATATACGCATTTGTAGTCACCGATACATCATCATTATAACCCATAACTGACGGTGTAAAGTTTGTTACATTAGCAGTTGTTCCAGTTGTGATTGCTTCGGCAATAACACCAGCACCTGGAACTGGATCGGTTGTTATGCTGCGAGTAAAGTCAGCATTACGTCTAGCAATATTACCATACACTGTTACCCATGCACCAGTTGACACTGCAATTTTATATAATCCATATCCCTTTGCCATTGTGACCGTAAGGTTAGCAGTAGCATTGGATGCCAAACTTGCAGTTGTAGCAGAGACAGTTGTTCGGGCTGGTGATGAACCAGTGTTTGCTTGTGTAAAAGCAGCATTCGCATGATTACGTGCGTATACATCCGTAGTGCCACCACCACCGCCAACATTCGCAGTTGCAAAAGCAGCATTGGCATGATTAAATGCGGCATTAGCAGTGTTGCGAGAATATGAATCTACACCAGCACCACCAGAATTGGCAGCAGCAAAGGCAGCATTTGCATGATTCCACGCATACCCAATGTTGATATTACCTGTAGAGAATGATGCATTTGCTGTGTTCCATGCATAGGTAATATTAGTAGCTGAACTATTAGCGGAAGTAAAGGCAGCATT